TTAGGCGCTTCGGGCGTCTTTGGCTGACCCATGCCGCCCATGAGCCCACCAAGGCTACTCATGAGCCCGCTCTTACCTCCGTCGCCTGGATCGGCCGTAGGAGCCTCGCCAAGAGCTATACGCGCTGCGTTCGTGCGCCGTGCCTGCTGCTCTTTCTTCTTTGCGTCGAGTAAACCTGCACCGGCCTGTACCGCTGCCATAATCGGGAAAACCATAGTTTTGTCCTTAGATAAACAACAGCCCCAGGCCCCTCGTTTCAAGCGAGATAGACCTGAGGCTAAGGGGGTTCTTATTGACCTGTTAGGTCAGCGACGGGATGCTGTCGTTAGGGTTGTCGATCGCGGAGAAGATAACGCTATGGAACGGCATCTCGGAGACGATGGCCTGATCCATGTACATTCGCAGCTGGGCACCAGCGGCGTTGTCGAGTTGCTGGTAGAAGAACTCGTCTGGGTTGCCGGGCAGGGTCGCGGTGATGTCGCTCGAGCCGACTCGCTTCCACTCGTCAGTCGGGATGGCGAACGCCAGCGACTGCTTCATGTAGCGGTAAGGTTTGATCTTGATTACGCCGCAATTCGTGATGAACTCGATCTCGCGGAAACCGGGCTTGGCCTTGCCGCCGAGGTCCGAGCCAAGGTAGCGACGCATCGCAACCTCGTCGGTCAGGAGAGTCGACCAAGAGCGGTTATTCACGTAACAAGTGCAGCCTCCGTCGAGGCCGGAGTCAGCTGCGAGAGTGATGCCCTCGATCAACTTGTCGAAGCTCAGGGCGCCGTTGACCGGGTAGGTCTGGGCCTTCCACTGGGGAAACTGCGCGCCGGAGATGCCGAACATGATGCCCGCGTTCTCACAGATTGGCTGCGCGCCAATCATCGAGTTACCGACAGACGAGTAAACGTGAACTGTAGCACCAGGTGCCATAGCCACGTTGTTGACTTCGGCCTGGAGCCCCTGCACAGTGATCTTGCAGTTCTTGATATCGACTGCGATGACCTTACAAGGGGTAGTCAGCGTGAACGGGACAAATGCGCCAGAGGCAACAAACTCAAGCAAGATATTCTGCGCGTCCTGCCAGAAACCTGGAATGAAACTCGCGCGAGTAATAGTGAAGATACGGATGCCGTCTGCCGCGGCTGCAGCGCCAACGGCTGCAACTACACCGATATTCGCCAGAGGCGCGGCAGCGGTATTAGCGCCTGGGCCGTACCAAAGGCTGATCTCACGGTGGAGCTCCATACCTTGAGTCAGATTCAAGATCTTGATTGCGACGCCCTGGTCGTACGCTTTCGCGCTCTCGCCCTTGGCTGCGCTGAGTCGGCTCATCTCGCCATACGAGAGAGACGCCTTCATCGCGATCTCGGCGCCCTGGAGCTGGGCGTCTTCGTAAACGCCGTCTACTGGCGTGGCCAGGGTAAACGCGTCATGAGAGACTGAGTACTTCGCGCCCTGCTCGAGGCCGAGGCGGACGGGGAAGTAGTAATCTCGACCAGTGCGTTCCTTAGGTGGAACGAACTCAATATCTTTTGCAAAGGAGCCCTCAGGAGCAACGGGATTTGACATCCCGCCATAAACTTCCTTTAGAAGGGCGCCCGTATTAGCGGATGCCATATGTTAGAAAACCTCAAACTAATTGTGTGGAAACGATGGTTTCGCACTCGACCTAGTCTGAGGTTGTCCACTGATGGTAAGAGCCTTGTCCTCTCGGGGGCTCTAATGCGCGCGGGCCTCTTGCGAACTGGTTAGTTAGTGCTTACTGAATTATAACATGTATCAAACTTTGCCCGACCGAATCTGGCGCTCAAACTCACGGCTAGACATCTGGCGCGAGCCTGGCCGACTCGGCGCAGACGGGTTTGTTGCTCGAGGAGCACCACCGTCGAGCCGCGGGCCACCAAGAGTAGGGCGCTCGACCTGCACGTTGTACTTCTTGATGTAATCTTCGATCTGCGCCTTGGTGTCGATGACAGCTCGGCGCACGTCGGCTCGTGAGAGCTTGCCTGTTTCCTCGTAAACCGCTGCGCAGTGTTCGCGGAACAAGTTCCAGGCAGTCGGCTTGTGATCGAGACCAGCGAGCTCGAATTCTTTGACGGCGATGGTGCGCAGGTTGTTAGAGATGGCCTCCTGCTTCTGCTTCTGCGCCGTCATCTGCCGCTGTTCTTCTGCGGCCTGGTGCTGTCTCAGCAAGTCGGCGTGCTCGGCCTGCATAATCTGCGCTTGGATCCACTGGTCGCCGCTGCCCGGCACAGCTTCATTCAGCTTGTCTGCCGTGACAGCCTCGTTGATGAGCATCTGCGCGACCTCTTGAATGGGCATGCCGAGACGGCGCATGCCATAGAGCAGCTGCTGCGGGTCAGCCTTCCAGTTGCTGAGGTAGGTAACGAGCTCGCCCTGTTCGGCCTCGAAGGCGCGGCGAGCCTCGGCGAGCTCTTGGGACTTCTGGGTGAACGTGCGGCGCATCATGGCGCCGCTGCGGAGCTCGTCGAGCGAGCCCTCGAAGCCGTCGTCTCCGATGGCGAGGCGGAGCTTGCTCATGAGGGCATCGGGGATCTGTCCCCGTTCTATGGCCTCTAGGAGGTCTTTAGCGGGCACGCCGTGCACACCCGCTGCGTACCTCTCATGCCACGGAGAATCGTCACTGAAGGTCTCCTGGGGGGCTTCCTGAGCCTCCCCGAGTTCTTTGGTCTGACCGAGCTGCGGTTCGACATCGTTAGATGGCTTCTTGCTGCTAGTTAGAAACTCTCCGTTCGGCTTGCTTCGAAGTTGTCGGGCGAAATCTCGCGATGAGAGCGAGCCCGAAGAGGAGGGCACAGAGCCATGGCTCGGTGAAGATGAAGGGGTAGAGCCCGAAGTCGATGGTGCCGAAGGAGCGGGACCAGTCGATGCGGGCGCGGCAGATTGATCTGACACGTTGTCCTGTTTCGATTGTTGGTGTTGTTATGCGGCTTGAGGTGCCGCGCCTGGTGGGGGCTGCGCCGGCTTAGCCGGCTGTGGAATAGAGCCACCCTTTGAATCGTCTGTTTGGTCTGCGCCCAAGACCTTCTGTGCTTGCCCTTGCGTCTTATCGCTGGGCTGACTGCCCTGCGAGCCGTTCTGGCCACCTGGGGGCGGGCCACCTGGCCCGACTCCACCGGGCTGCTGCGGCGGCGGGTTGCCGAGGATACCGGCGAGATACGGATCTCCGTTGCGAGCCAGCGAGACGTGCTCAAGCATGTGCGCCAGAGTCGCCTCCATGATCGCCGGGTTCTTCTCGGCGGCGGGGCCAGTCAGAACCTCGAGATGGCCGAACAAGTGGCTCGTGACGTTGTCAGTCGCCAAGGGCTTGACCAGTGGCACGGTGCGCTTGGGTGGGCCAGGCTGACCGTCTGGGCCGGGCTTGCCGGGCATCTCTTGCACCGGTGGACCTTTGAGCAGCTTCTCGTTTTCTCGGCGGATGCGAAGCTCGCCCGAACGCGTGGGCTGGTAGGCAGGCTTGAACTGGCCGCTGACCACGAGCTCGATGATCTGTTGCGGATCTTTGATCGGCATGCCTGGCCACTGGCGCAGGAGCTCGGCGAGCTGCATCTTGCCGGCAGACGTCTTGAGCGCCGGGTTCGCGGTCTTGATGCGCACGCGCTGAATGCCGGTCCAATCGGCCGCGGTAAACTCTTCGAGATACGAGCGCTCGTCGACTCCCACGATAGCCACGAGCTGCGGATGCTTGGCGTGATGCTTCAGAAAGCTAATCGACCCATTCGCAACGGCTTCGCGGTGCAGGTCGAGATTGAGCGCGCCGTCCGACTGGGCCTCGACGGCGATCTGGCTGTAGAGCGCCGCGTGCGCGCCAGAGGTGATGTTAGTGCTTGTGTCACCTCGGGCGATGGCGTTGAGACCGCTGATCGACTGCTTCTGGGCTTTGAGCATGTCGAGCACCTTGAATGTGTACTCGGGCAAGTGCGGAAACTGGATCGGCTTCGGCGGCTCGGTGTTCGGCGGGATAAAGATGACCTTTTGACCGTTTGCCAGCGAGTCGAGGTCGATATCGCTGCCTTCGACGAGCGCCAAGGGCGGCCGTCCGAATGCCTCGATGTTAGTCGCCATGTCGCTAAGGATCTGACTGCTCATCTGCTCCATAGGCAGCAAGTTCCAAAGCGCCGAGATCCCGAAGCTGGTTCCATGCAGCTCTGCGGTGCAAAACGGATAGACTGGGATGTCGTCGATGGGCAGCGGGCCGTCATCGACCATGACGTTGTTTACGAAGACGACTCGCCTGCCTTCAGGCATCGCCGCCGTGATGGCGTGGTAAAAGATGCGATAGCCGCACGTTCCCTCGGGTTCTTTGGCCAGCGGATCGCAGCCGGGGAACTGGTACTCGTAAACGTTGGCGCAGTAGTCCGACTCGTCAATCTGCAGCGCGAAAAGAGGGTAACGCGCGATCATCTCGACCTTGGTGCGCTTCGCGCCGATGACCATGCGCCAGAGGTGGTCGTCGAGCTCGGATCGATACGGCTCGCAGACGACTTCCCACGGGAACACCCTCGCGAGACGCAAAAGACCGGCTTTTCCCTTCTTCTTGACCGGGATAGGGCCTCGGTCGGAGGGGATCTCCTCTTCGAAGTCGACCGTTCGGCCGCCGTCAGGGTCCCACTCAATGTGGGTGTAGGCTTTGCCGTAGAGACCTTCTATCTTGACGACTTCTTTCTCCTTGCGCTCGCCGTAGACCTCTTCGAAGTAATACTTGACCATCGTGTCGCAGGATTGAACCTGCGCGAGCGACTTATAGTCAGTATTGAGAGCCTGAGCTTCGAAAGACGGCCGGTTCTTCGTCTGCATATTGAATATCTGGTCAGCAAACGACCGAAATTCGTTCACAGAGAAGTCAATAAGCTCGTTATCCTCGCCGCAGAACGAAATCGACTGCGTGGCCCAGCGGCTCGAGGCGCCTGAGGCACCGTGCAGGCCGAAATAGTGGCTAAACGCGAAGCGGTACATGTTGAACATGTTCCGCCGCTCCAAAGCGCTGTAAAACTCGGTCTCTTTGTCGCTTAGCGTCGACCAGAGCTCGTCTGGGTCGCGTTCTGCAGCCCAATACTCGTCGATGAGCCGAATCGCATCTTCTTTTGTCGACGTTTCGCGCTCATCTACGTCGTTTTGGTTCGCTGGGTGCCTGTCTTGCGGCTCAAACATAAGATCTCCGGCCGCGCGTGCTGACGCCGCGAGGCATAATGTCGTTGGCGGCCTTGGTTACGCGGCTCGGAGAGCGCAGATCGCCTTTGTGAAGGAAAATGTCCTCGAGCGGGACCTCGCGAGACAGCACGATCCCGTATGGCGGCATGGGTGACTGCTGCCGGTTGATGTGCCGCCATGCGTATTTGAGGCAGTCCACCAAATCGCCATGTCCAAGTGCATCGCTGCGCTCGTATGACGTGCGTGACTTGTTCCAAATGAGCTGCTCGCACTGCTGGATCGTCTGCCTGCAGCGCGGGTTTATCTCGATGCGCTGGTTTTGGAACGCGTTGCGCAGCTGGTTCAGCGCGGCCTCTGCGCCGTCTTTGTCCGCTGCGCCAATGCGGATGTTGTGCTGGACCTTGAGGTCCAAGATCATGCGCGCGTCGTTGTCGCTGAAGCGATAGACGGGGTTCTTCTTGAACATCTTGTCTGACCAGTAGGTCATGTCCTTGAACGCTTCCGCCTCGACGTCTCGAATGGCTCTGGCTACGACGTTCGTGGGGGCGCCGCGCAGAGCCCAGTCGTGCGTAACGACCATTTTCGCGCGCGCAAAGTCGTAATACGCACAGATTACTGCGCACAAATCGCGGGTGCCGGGGTCTACAACTGTATAGCCAAGAGCATACGGCGGTACTTGTTGCTCGCAGACGTGTACGCCGATGTTGAACTCGGGCAGTACCGTTAGGCTCTCGCTGCGGACATCTTCGCAGAGACACTCGCGCCGGCACTCTTCGGACTCGATGCCACCAAGGGCTCGGATCTGCTCGTCTCGCTCTGCCTTCGTGATGCGCGGGTTATCGAAGATTGTGTACTTCGAATAAGCGTCTCGCTTGATGGCATCGGGCACGAACTCGGTTTTGTAGGGATGCCCCGGATCGCGCGCAGGGGTCGAGTTCATCATCAAGGTAGCGTCGAGATGCCCCTGAAACTGCGGCATGATGATCGACTGCACGACGTACTTGAGTTTGTCGACGTAGCAGGCCTCGGAGATGGTCACGCCGTTTGACCAGCGACCGCGCAGACCGTCTGGGTTGCTGTCCAGGCCGATGAGGCGCAGCACAGAGCCGTTTTGAAAGTAGAAGCCTGACTCGACGCCTTGGAACGACTGGCGATAGTAGGGCTGAAGCGAGCTGGGGCAGTCGTCGCAGATCTGCTCCATCAAAGGCATGACGATCGACGCAATGTCCTTTTGCAGCGCCGTCGCATATGTTAGGATCTGCTTCGGCTTGCGCAGAGCGTCTTCAATGCGAATCAACAGCCCGAGAAAGTCTTTGCCGAAGCGCCGGGCGCAGTTCGCGACATACACGCGTGGCCAGTCGGCATCAGCATGCACAACGTCGCCGCGCACGCGGGCTTCATACGTCGCCTTCTCCCAAGCCCTATATTTCTCGTATAGTTCGAGCTGGCCAGGGTGGAGCTTGTAGCGAATACGTCCCGCGCGCCAAAGCAGTGAACTGTCACTTAGGCCGGTCTGAGTCATCCAAGTCTTCTGGCGTCCTGCCTAGCAGGAGCCGTATATCCTCGCGCTTGTTCATTTCCTTCGATATGTCGTCTGCCGACTTGGCCTCGCCGCCGAGGCGCTGGCGCGCGTCATTGGCCAGCCAGTTGTAGTTGTCCATGAACCGGTTGTTACGTTTGGCTTCGAGCATCCTGGCCTGATCCTCGTGGATCTTCTGGCCTGCTCGGTCTGACGTCTCGTCGTCGGGGTAGAGCCCCATGTGCTCGTTAGTCTTGCGGTAGTTTTCGACTGCCGAGTCGTCATCCCAGAGCTCGCCCTTCGGGCTGATCGTCGGGATGAGCGCGTGCTTGCCGTCCATGTTGATCCCCATGGACCGGACCGTCGCCGTGCTGCCGTCTGGCATGCGATGCTCGGGTCGGTTCTTGAGGTCAATGGTCGGGGCCTCTTCGGCGCCGTACTTTAGAACCTCTGGCTTACCTATCTCGACGTTGCCTTCAGGCTTGACGAAGTAGCCCTTGAGCTTCTTGATGAGGTCTAGATAGTTGATATCTTCGAACGGTGCGGCCATTTATCGCGGTGTCTCCTTGAACTTGATCGAGCCGTCCGGCTGCACGGCGCCGTCGTCTCCGTTGAATTTGTCAGCTGCGCCCGTCAGATCGTCGATGAATCGCTGCCAGTTTTGGAGCTCTTTAGACCGCGCCTGAGCCTTCTGATAGGCCGCGCCTTGCGCCTGTGTTCCGCCTTGGTCGTCGGCGGGTCCTTTCACGAATCTCGGGTCCCAGGGCGTAGGAGCCCTTTGCTCGTAGCCGTGACCAACAGTCTTCGCGATTTGCTCAGCGCGACGCTGCTCGAGCGAGCGCAAGTCCGGCTTATCGGAGCCACCCATCATTTCCAAAAGACGTGTGAGAAAGTCGGGCATCAGGAAACCAAGTCCTTGTTGTCGTCGTCTTCGTCGTCGTCTTTACGTTCGACTTCGACAGGCCCTATCTCGAGCTCGTATTGCCGGCGCTGCTCGGGCGTGGACTTCTTACCTGGCCCGAGCTGGAGCGCTTCGAGCAATAGCTGCATCAATTCTGGTCTCATCATTATGCCCAAGCATCCTGCGTCTCAGGCGTCTTCTCGATCTGCGCCTGCTTTTGGAACGGCGCTAAGATCGCGGGCGTGGCCTGCGGCTTCTTGTCGTCGGTCGTTTTGTCCTGGCCCGCGGTGCCTTCCGTCTGGCCGGTATCTTGCGTCGTGTCCTCGAGCGCTGCGCCTGACGTGAGGCCCGCGAGTGCAGAGGGAGTCGACTGGGCTGGCGCGGACGCGGGGGTCGGGGTGGCTTGCTCTAGCGTCTGTTGCGTCGTGCCTTGCGGATTGACGCCGGCACCAATCTCTCTCTGCGTGGGCTTAGGGTCAGACTTCGCGCCTGCCGACTCGGAGCCCGTGACGGGCGGGGCTGGGGTCTCCTCTTCTGCGGGGGGCGTTGCTTCGCCGCCAGCTGGTGGCGTCTCGGCTGGTGGCGGCACCTCGCTCGCAGCTATCGGCGCCGGCTCCTCTTTAGGCTTGTCCTTTGGGTAAACGAAAGCCTGCGCCTCTGCGAGCGTCGGCACGTGATCCGGCGCCCACGGTGGCGTCGTCGTCTGTGGCGTCGGCGCTGGTGGTGTTGGCGTCGAGCCAGTCGGGGTCGTCTGAGTAGAGCCCGTCGCCGGGGGCGTAGACCCGCTCGCTCCGGTCGAAGATGTCGGTGCTGTCCCGGTCGAAGAGGTCGGTGGAGTCTGTGACGATACTGGCGCTGACCATGGCGTCGCCGCTGCTGCGGGCACCGGTGCTACGGCGCCAGCCGTGGGGGTTATCGCGTCGGGCCTGACGATAGCAGTCGGTGTGCCACCAGCGTGCGTTGCGTCGATCCCAAGGGCGTTGGCGGCTGACGGGTCGATCTGTAGCGGCGGCAGGTCCGCGAGCGCCGGTGGCGCCGGTGGCTCCTTGGGCATCGGCTCCTGCGGCGGAACCGGCGCGGGCGGTAGCTGCGGCACGCCCAAGTTCGGGTTGACCTCGCCCGCCTCGAGCTGCTTCATCAGCTCGTCGACCTGGGCGGGCGTCAGCTTGCCGCTGAGTATCGCCTTCCAGGCGTTTTGGACTCTGAATTTCCCCGCCGCAATATCGGCATCTAATTGGGCCTTTTGTGCTTTCCATTGTGCGTCTGCGTCCGCGTACTTTTGCCAGTCGCCAGCGATTCGCTGGTAGTTCTCGACGTCTTTGGCGTAGTTCTGTTCGGCGATCGAGTTGCCGCTCTGAGCGCCTTTGTACTTCTCTTCCCATTGCCGATAGGTGCCAAGCGCTGCTGTATAGCTATCGACGATCTTATAAAGACTATTGTCGACATTGATCTTAGCGACTTCGTCTTGATAGGTCTTGATCCCATTATCAACGAACGACTGGGTTGTATCGATGTCCTCTTTGAGCTTGGCGAGGCTCGCATCAGGAACACGTGCCCACGAGTCGAAGGGGAACTCGGCCATAACGGCCGCGGGCGTTGCCCGGTCTGCGTACTGCGGATCAAAGAGCCGAGCCTTTAGCGTGGCCTTTATGAACTCATCGTAGTTCTTATGATCCTCGGCGTTCATCGCCGCCTGCTGCTCGTAGATAGGCTTGAGCCGGATCAGATCGTCGCTCGCCGTGAATATGCGAGCGTGCAGCTCTTCTGTCCGTTGCTTGACGTAGGCGTCGATGTCCTTGCGCCAAGCTGCCAGACGCTCTTCGGGCGTGCCGGTTTTGTACCGGCTGAAGTCCATCAGCGTCTTTAGGTCATAGACCGGCTCGGTGTCGCGACTCCTCTCCGAGGAGACGTCCCACTCGCGCGCCCCTGCGCTCGTTTGCGGGCCTTTCGAGCCGGAGGCGGTCATCTGGCCAGTGTCAGGGTCTACGTGCAAACTGAAGCGGCCAGCAAGCGGATTAGGAATAGCGGCCGGTGGCGTTTGCTCCCCAGCTGGCCTTACCGTTGACGTCTGCGAGGCTGACGCGGTCGGGTCTGTCTTCGCCGTGGTAGTCGGCGTGAAGCTGGCCAGAGTCTGCTGGGGCGACAGGCCGCCTGTAGTTCTGACGTTTGGCAGGCTCGCGCCAGGAGCTACGGACGGATTATTCCGCACCACGACAAAAGGGTGCGTCGTCGGAGCTGGCCCCAAACTTGGCTGCGCTGCCTGAAGCGCTGCCGTCGTCGGCAACTGACTGCGCTGAGCTGCCAGCGCCTGAAGAACTGCGGGCGTAGCCAACGGACTCTGCGGAGTCTCGGGGATGCCTTGCTGCTTTTTCAGCGCTGCAATGCCAGCAAGCACACTAGATGACATCGGTGTCGCCACGCTGTATTATAACACGGCGTCTAACAACTCAGACTGCTCTAGCTCTAAGAGTTCCTTCGCCAGTGCTAATGCGTGGCGACAGTCGACCAGTGAGACGACTGCGGGGCGCCGGCTGAGCTCATCTGTTAGGAGCGTGATCATGAGGCGCCGTAGACGCCGGTACTCGCCTATAGATCCGTTATGCGGATCATCGCGTCGTTCGGCGCCTTCTTGTCGATCGAGCTCAGCTGTGCTCGGAAGAACCTGCCGCCGCGGTCGTTTTGGTCGTTCTTGCATCGCTTGCTCAGCTCTCCCGTGATCGTGTTCAGATCGAGCTGAACGCGGCTTTTGCCTTGAACCAAGCTCTCCATTTCGAAGGGCGCTGAGATATGCGGCTCCGTGAGAAACTCGTAGCGGCCTGCCTTGTTGGGCTTCCTGACTCGGGTGGGGTGGCTGACGTAGATGATCGAGTCCTGGCGCAAGAGCATAGGCTTGATCTCGGTCACCACTTCTGGCGGTGTTTCCATGAAGCTGAAGTAGGCATCAGCTAGCGCTTGCTTGCAGCTGTCGGCGTCTCGCTCGTTTACCGGCACGAGCACAAACACGGGTTTGCCTGGGTGGCTGAATAGTTTTGGCGCTTCGATTGCTGTGTCTTTTGGCATTGGGTAGTATCCGGGTATGGCTGACTCAACAGCGCTGCCCGGCTGCATCTGGGTATGTGGAGCTTGTGGCAAGGTCTCGCAGACTCGTTACGGCGTAGGCGCCGACCGCGGCTGGGACGTCAGTTGCATGATGAACGCGATCCATTGCTCGAAAGAGAAGGTGCGGGGGCTCTGGCAAGCCGTCGAGCACCCTGACGAGGCCGCTACGATAGACGAGCCAACTGACGCCGCTCTGCCTCGGCAACCTGCTCGGGGGTAAGAGAGAAGCCGCTCGAGCCTTCTGCTAGGGCCTTTGTGCGCTCGTCTTCGACCCGTTCAAGCTTGTCGAGGAACCGGGATTCATGGCGCTTGATCCGGTTGTTGTAGATAAACTTCAAGGCCTCCATGTCGTGGTCTTCGAAGGCCTTCTTATGGATCGGCGCCATGACCGCCTTTGCGAGCAGAGCCGTCTCCTCAAGGTACATGTCTAAGACAGGCGTGAAGTCCGGGTCGCCGGCCAGCGCGCGCCGGAACCACTCGAGCAGATCTGCCGGGCTGATCTTGGACAGAACTGCCGCCATCTCGATAAACAGCGCGTTCTTTAGATGCAAGCGCAGAGAATCTATCTGTCTCGGGGTAGGCGGCAAGATCGCCTTGCTTGCCTTCATCAGAGATAGCTTGCTAGATGGCATCTAGCTAGAAGATTAGCACATCAGCTCATTGTCTTTTGGCATTTCCCTAGCTATCGCAACGCCTAGGTCCATCATCTCATAGAGATCGTATCTAGTGACGCTTGGCAGGGTCGAGACGAGCAGGGCGCAGACGCTGGCGACATAGCGGGCGTAGGCGTTGCCGTCGTCTCCCTCGAGATGGTTGATCGCCGCGTTGATTTGCTCGGAAATGGCTCGTAGGTTGGCCGTGATAGTGTCGTCGCGCACCCAAGTAGGTTAGCATGGGGGCATGGACGACTGGGGCATGTACTACGACCGAAACGGCAAGCCGCTCACAAGCGACGAGTGGCTGGAGCTCATGCGGTCGCCTGGCTACCAGGACATGAAGCGGGTGATGGCTGACGAGAAGGACGGGATCTTCTGCTCGACCGTCTGGCTATGCCTCAACCATCAGTACAGCCGCCGGGGTCCGCCTCTCATCTTCGAGACGATGGTTTTCGATAGGAAGTCCGCGCACCCATGGGCAGAGGGCTACATGGCGCGCTACTCGACCCTTGAGGAGGCCATCGCGGGTCACAAAGCGGTCTGGGCGGCCATCAAGAGGGCGCTGTCCAACCCGACGCTGCCTCGCGACATGACTCTGCTGCTAGGAGCTGGCGATGAGTGACGACACGGCCAAGTATGCGATCGTGCTTCGGCGTGCGGCAGAGCTCTTGCTCGCAGGCACGGGCATGAACGCGACCGTGATCGTGCACGGAGCCGACTACCACGGCGCAGTCGCTACGACGCTGCCGACCGAGCAACTGCTGCGCGCGTGCCTTGCCGATGTCGTGGGTGACTCGCTCATGGCTGAACTCAATGGCAACCCCGATGCGGCTGGTGCTCAGGCTCAGGCAGACCTGGCGCTGCTCAAGGCGGCTCGCGAGTCAGCCCCATAGCTCGCCGGCCTCCTGCTGGATCAGCAGCACCGACTCAGGCTTGAGCCCGACAAGGGCCTTTCGAGCCGCCTGCAGCGAGTCGAACGTCTCGGCTATCTCGTCGATGGTGACGCTGTGCTCGTAGACCTCGTGGAACTTGAGATGCCAGGCGCCGTCGTACTTATGAATGAAGCACACTCGTAAGACAGTTGTCATAGCGGCCCGTGAGCTGTGTCGGCGAACTCTTTGGCGAGATGAATCACGTCTTCGGATA